TCCGTTGCCTGATGGTTCGTTAGCGGATAGTAAGATTTTGAATGTTACTTCTGCTGGCTTGCCGATGAGTAATATTAATGGTACTCATTATCATTCCGGTGATGGTGGACGCTTTGGAACTCGTAGTTCTGTTCCGTTGTCGGAAGTTGAAAAGTTGGTAGCTTCTGGTGGTGCTGATTATATTAAGCGTCCGTTTGGTCAGATATTGCGTCGGCCATCTGGTGCATTTGATATTTTCGGTTATGATTTGTTGCCGTCGTACGTTCGTTTCTGTGATATGATGAAATATGGTGCTATGCCGTATGTTGGAGAAAGTGTTAATGTGAATGCTGTTACTGCTGATATGGTGAATTATGAGGCTAATTTGTTCTATTGGCTTGCCTATCAGAAAATTTATCAGGATCATTTTTTGGACACCAACTATGAAAAGGTCAACCCTCGCTCTTACAACGTTGATGACTTGTTAGACCCCAATAATGGCAAATGTACTTTTTCTTTTAGTAGTAGTTCTGCATCGCTCGATAGAGCATTAGACATTTTTTCGCCTCGTTATGTGAAGTATGAAAAGGACTTGTTGAGTAATATTCACCCATCGCCGTTGTTCGTTGATGATGTAAGTTCCACGATACGTACTTTTGTTGGTACATCTGGCGAAATGTTGAATGGCACTCCGATGAAGTCTTATAATATGACCAATTCTTCTGACACGGCTGTTATGTCAGATCGTAACGGTGTTTACACGACTGTGTCTGCTGCCCAATTACGTAATTTGTTTGCATTCGATAAGATGCAACAGATTACAAGTCGTGCGCCTAAGACGTATAAAGCACAGATGTTAGCGCATTATGGTGTGAATGTAGCTGATGATTTGACTGAAAGCTTCTATGTTGGTGGCTTTAATAAAGCCTTGGAAGTTAGTCCCGTCATTGCTACGGCTGACGGTACTGCTAAGGATAGTTCTACGAACTTTGGTCAGCAAGGTAGTTACATCGATAGTTCACAGGATGGTCATATTAACTTTACCGCCAAAGAACATGGCGTGTTGATGTGTTTGTCTTGGTTTTCTCCGAATTCGTTGTATGACGCTGACGGATTGGATGCGTTTAATGCTAAATTTGCTCGCGAGGATTATTTTGTTCCTGAGGCTGAAGACCTCGGTATGCAGCCTATCGAGTTTTCTCGGTTGTTACCTCCTTGGATTAAGAATTCAGAGTATCGATTGCCTGAGGTTGATGGTTCCGTAGGTCAGTATTATGGTGCTCATGCGGATGAGGTTGCGAAAGCGTATGATGTTGACTATAAAGGTAAAGCGTTGGATTATAGTGCGTTCCGTGGTTCTGTTTTAGGTCGTATTGTCCCAATGTTTGATACTTCTCGTGTCTACGGCTGGCAGCCTCGTTATCATGAGTTTAAAGCTGGTGCTGATTATTTGCATGGTGAATTCAAGGTAGGTCGTAGTATGCAGATTTTGTCTATCCATCGCCCTACTCCATTTAACTATTATATGGGTTTGAATAATCGTAAATTCGGACAGACGTTTGGTATTCCTCCCGTTAAATTCGATTATAATGGCGTTCCTGCGTCTTTCTTGTTCGTTGACCCAGCTTGTACAAATGACGTTGTTGAAGTCAATTTTGACGGTACGGAAAAAACAGACCCATTCCGTATTACGACCCATTTTGCAGTTAGTTACATTACAGATATGTCAGTTAGTGGCTTGCCACGCTTGTAATTTAATTTTTTGTGTTATGAAAAATTGTTATATTAATAGAGGACTGGTAGACGTTATTAATGATTTTACGCCTGTTGTGTCTACGATTGTTACTGTTGACAAGGAAGCTACGGAGTTGTTCGAAAAACTGAACCCTGTTCTTTCAAATGGTCATCGTGATAATATCATCACCCGGTTGTTGGATAAGAACGTACCTCGTGAGATTGCAGATGTCATCACGCAGTTGGTTACGTCTGTTCCTCATGATAGTTCGAACAAAGGCTATACGGATGATCAGATACGTGCTACCATTGTAAGCCGTCACTATCAGAATGAGATTGAATTGCAGCAAGTTCGTGATTACTTGGATGCTGTTGCAGAAGAGTTGTTCCCTGATGAGCCTGCTCCGAATGAGCCTGCTCCGAATGAGCCTACTCCGAATGGTGCCGCTGCTGGAAGTACTTCACCCACTTAATTAGTTAGTTATGTCTTATATTAATAGATTAAATTCGATTGAACGAGGCTGCGGCCTCGCTCAAATCGATAATCGTAAGCATATTGCTCCGGCTGTTGCTGCTGCTATTCCTGCTATTATTGCCGCTGCTGGTACTGTTACAAGTGCTGTTATGAATAAGCGAAGTAATGATAAGAATAACGCGTTACAACAGCAATTAGTAGAGAGAGCTAATGCGTATAATACGCCTGGTTCGCAAGTAGGTCGGTTCAATAATGCTGGTTTAAACCCTTATATGATGCTCGGCCAAATTAATGCTGGTAATCAGCAATCAGTTGCTACCACACAGCCTACGGATTATTCCGGTGTTGTTAATGGTGCTGCTTCTGCTGCCTCTTCGTTAATTCAAGGCCTTACTGCACAGTCGGAAATTACCAAGAATGAAGCTGATGCGCGTAATGTTAATGCCGATACGGTTACGAAGACCATTCGTAATGTTACGGAGTTGGAGCGTAATAAGGCCGAGTTGCAAAAGCAGTTAGCTGAGAGTGCCAAAACTGAAGCTGATAAAGATAAGATCCGCAAGGAGATAGAGTTGGTTGATGAGCAGATAACTCAGTTAAAACAGACTAATGATATTGGTATATTGACTTGGGATGAGCGCATTAAAGCTCCAGGTGTCCAAAATCAGTTGAATGCTGCACAAGCTGCTCTTCTTGGTTCGCAGAAAAAAGGTGCTGACTTGGATAATAATCTTGTTCGATTGTTTGGTGCTGCCAATATGCGTGCTATGATTGGTAAGGCTGCTGCTGAAGCTCGTGCCGCTGATGCGAGTGCTTCGCTATCTTATGCTAATGTGAATGTTGCTAAGCATGAAGCTAATTCGGCTTATTGGAATTCTCGTGGTTCTGAATATAATTATCGCGAGGCGCGTAGATTGTTCGATTATAACTCGGCATATCATGATAATGTGATGTTGGATTATGGCCTTGATAAAGCTGGTGAGATTCTTCATGGTGGTAGTGAAGTTACTGGCTCTGTCAATGATGTTATGAATTCGCGTGCTAATCGGAAAAATCTAAAGTCACAAATGCGGTATCGTAATGCTAAGATGTCGAGACCTGCTCGTGTGCCAAGATTTAGATGATAATTTTGTTTGTTTAATTTTTTAATGTAATTTTGCAATGAAAAAGAAAAGTTTTTTGCAAGTGTTGGCTCAAGTAGCCATTGCAGCGTTAACTGCGCTGCTCACTTCTTTAGGTGTTAATTAATTGTTATGTCAGCAAAGAAAATAGTTTTAGTTGCTATTTGTGTTATTATTGCTTGGAAGGTAATTCCGTTGTTGATTAATGCGGTTTTATTCTTAATTGTTTATTTCCTCTTTAATTAGTGTGGCTTCGGTCACACTTTTTTGTTTATGTGCTGTTCGTTAGGTGAGCTTGCGAACACAAATTAGGTCGGATAGTGTAGCATCCGCATTACAGGATGCGAAACGGTCTCGCAGTGCATACCGCTCTCCCACGGAGCGTAGCGCGCGGAATGCTAATGTAGCGCACTGCGTCGTAGTGAAGTGCAAGCTTGCGCAGCACACCCCATCCAAGACCGCCGGAGGCAAAATTTATTAGCGTTTGTTTTGATTATCAGTTTCCACATTAGTGGCGCACGCCCCCCGTGCTGCGTACCTACCCCTTGATATAAATGGTAAAACTGACAGTGGTCCAAACGCCCTAAAATCTCTACAATGTTAATTTACATTAATAAATTATCATATTATGTATTATCTGAAATTTTATTTTTGTATATTTGTCTCAAAATTTTTCGATTTTATGAAAAGTATTAACAACATTCAATTAAGTAAGCACTTCGACTTGTACGAAATGTGCAAGTTCGCTAAGTATGGTTATGCTAATCTTCCGACTGATGGCCAAGTGATTTATAATTTGCGCCAGTTGTGCCTTGCTCTCGAGGTTGTTCGTAACTCGTTGCGTGATGATATTGCTGACAAAGACATTCCATTGTATGTCAATAGTGGTTATCGCTCTGATGCTGTTAACAAATTAGTTGGTGGCGTTCCCACTTCTGATCATCTGTTTGGTTATGCTGCAGATATTCGAAGTCTTGTCTATCCTCCAGGTCAGTTGCTCGAGCGCATTCGTTCGTGTGCTAATCTTGACGTTATTCAAGTTGGCCAAGTGATCTTGTACCCTACGTTTGTGCATTTTTCAATTAATCGTGCCTTGCATAAAAATGAATTCCTCAAAAAAGTTGGTAATCACTATGAAACCATATAAACATCTGTACCCTGAGGTTTCGAAACAGCATTATTCGTTGCTGGTAGAAACGCGCGTTAGTAAGCATGGTGATGAAATCACGATTTATCGTGTAGAGTTCATGGAGAGATACGTAGTTTTTTCTTCGTTTTCTTCTGCGATTGATTTTATTAAATGTAATCTCGAGTAATGCATCCATTAGTTAGTCTTGTAAAGCCAAAGGAAGTACTGCTTCCGTGTGTTACCCCTCAATTGGTTAAACAAAACGGTCGTTGGTATGCTTATGCTTGTGGTAAGTGCTTTATGTGCTTGGACAAAAAAGCAAAGATTTGGCGTGCTCGGATTACCCAAGAATTCAAAGATAATCGATTTGCACTGTTTTTCACACTCACGTACGATAATAATCATGTTCCATTTGCTCGACCTGCTGAAGACGCTCCACGCTATATACTCGATGATGCGAAAGGATTTAAGTTTCCCGACCGCGATGAAACTTCTTACTCGGAAAGATTGTCCGTTGATTATGCGAATTGTGGTCGTGTTATACCTGCTTTGTCCGGTTTTGACGTTGTTAACTCTTTTGGAGTGGCTTCACGTTTGGATGTACAAAAGTTTTTGAAGCGTTTCCGTTACTATTTGAATTCGTTGTTGTTGCGCCATGCTCGTTTGAAATTCTATGACAAGTTGTTTTCGTACACTCGTTGGCTCGGTTACAATGCTAAATTGCAGGATTTTGAAAGCTGGTTGGATGATTTAGATACTGAAACATACAATTTATATTTTGATATTTATCAATATTACAAAAAAATATATGAGAAAGAGAAAGCAAAAGCAAAACAAGTCGTTCGCTACTTCATTTGCAGCGAATATGGCAGTCACACCTTTAGACCCCACTACCATGGTTTCTTTTGGTTTGACGATGAAAAGGCGTACCAATACGCAACAAGGTGTATATATAAGGCTTGGACGCTGTGCGCTCAAAGGAATATCAATGTCCAACCTGCTGATAGCGGAACTGCCAGCTATGTTACAACGTATGTTACTAGCTTTACTGATTTGCCAAAAGTTCTACAAAGCAAATTTGCCCGCCCATTCTGTTTGGCTTCTAAAGGCCCAGCAATCGGCTATAAGTCGTATAGTCCTGAAAAAGTACAAAGAATGTACCTTGAACGAACTATATTCCGAAGTGATGAGACTGTTACAAAGCAAGGAAAACAGACTGTTGTTTACCCAGTTCCCCCGAGTGTTGTATGTCGATATTTCCCAAAGTGTTACCAGTATAGCACGATATCTGATATGGATAAATTACGTGTATATACGCGATTTATCAAATATAGAAGAGTCGATGGACAAGAAAAAGTAGACGCTGCTGCTTCTCTTGCTTGTCTGGATTGGTATAAAAAGAATACGAAGCTATACCCTACCCGTGCTATTAATGAGTTAGGCGATAGCTATAATGAGGAAGACTCCTGGTTTCATGCTGCAGATATAGCTGCCGCTCGTGCCTGCTTGCGTTGGTGCATACATTTTGACACTCACCCACTCCACTATATGACGATGTTAGATTGGTTCCACTATCAATACGCGCAATTTCAGTTGTACCAACAATATCAATATATGGATAAGTTATGTCGTACTGTCGTATGGCCTGCCGATCAATATTATCATGCAGTAGATGTAACGTTGTATGATGTACAGTGTTGTATTGATGACGCTTTCTTGCGTCGATTGCCACGGCATATTAGCATGGTAGATGAGAAGATGCCCGAGTATCATAGAATAGCTAATAGTTATAATATTCCTATCTTTATGTTTTATGATCGCTTAGGCTTTAGGCGTGATAAGAAAATCGCAGAGTTATTGGAGTGTAATCAACCACATTTTAAAAAATATGCTGATAAGATTAAAGATGATTTGAAATTACATACAAAAAGTAAGCGTGCAAACGCACATGTCTTGGATAGTTTAATAGATTAATTTATATGTTTTATTAAAGTTTTTTATTATGTCTAAAGTTCCTAAAATTGGTGTAGGTCCTGCGCAGCGTCCTCGTAATGGTTTTGACCGTTCAGAAACGCACATCTATTCGCAGCCTGCCGGTATGTTGTTGCCTGTCATGCAGATGTTCTTAAATCCGCATGATAATGTTAGTGTCGATACTACGAGTATCGTTCAGGCGCAGACGTTACAAGGTCGGCCGTTCCTTGGAATGAAACAAAATTTTGCGTTTTATTTCGTCCCGGCACGTCTTATGTACTCCTATTCTAAGGCGTTTTTTAGCGGATTAGTTCCCAAAAACACGTTGACGAGTTCTGCGTTGAGTTCTGTTGCACTTGCTAATGGTGTTCGTTTAAAGGCTCCATCTTTTAGGCCTTATGAAGTGTTCTGTCGCTTTGCTGGTATTCCGTTGCCTGATGGTTCGTTAGCGGATAGTAAGATTTTGAATGTTACTTCTGCTGGCTTGCCGATGAGTAATATTAATGGTACTCATTATCATTCCGG